CTGACGTGTAGAAAGATTGACCGGGCGCGGTGCCCGATATTTGCCTCTTTGCTCGGGAACTCTACGGCTACCCTCGGCTGATTCCGCGCCAACTGTTCACTTCGTCACGCTTTCGCGTCGGTCAAAAGGTGCCGCCGGTTCTCGCCGATTGGTAGGTCGCATGCCGTAGCAGCGTCGGAGGAGTCGGTGCGAGGGCGGCTCAGAAACGACAAAACCCGCCGAGTGGCGGGTTTGAGTGGTCGCACAGTAGGGCCATTCCGTGTCCCCTTTCAAGGGGATTTTAGCGCGTCCCTGAATTGGCCCTCTGCCGAGCCCACCATTGCGCTGAGTTCGCTGTGAATCCACTCCATCGCACCGCGCCAGTTTTTGTAGAACTTCGACCGCGAAATCTTGAGCCGCTTGGCCACGGTGTCAGAGTCCGGCAACCCCGATCCGTCCAGATGCAACATCGCCAGATCGACCATGCGCGGGTACATGCACAACCGCGCCGGCCACTTGTCGCGCTGGCGGCGATCGGCATCAAGGCGATGGTTGCGCGTCGGATTCAGTTCGACCTGTAGCCAAGCTGTGATTGCTTCGTCCTGCCTGCGCTGACCTTCGTCCATTACCCTGCGCAGGATCAGCACGCGAGTCTCCGACACATCGCGCTCAGCGTATCCAGGCCAACGCGCCAGACAGAACACCTCGCGCGCCAGCGGGTCGCGAATGAACCCAAGCGCCGCGGCTACGTCCTGCGGGCTCAGTGCGTCATAGTCCATGCTCTGCGTCTGGCTGCCATGCACGCGAGTGGATGCCTCTACGCCGCCGATGGTTGCGAGCGACATCGCGGCGCGGACCTTGCGCATTGTCTTCTCGCCGGTCATTAGGCCGGCACTGACTCGTTTTTCGCCTGCGGGGATTTTGGCGACCTTGGGCCCGAGTTTTGCCAGAAGTGAGTCGGTTGCGCTCATTGATCCACCCCCCAACGAGCGCCATCTGGCAGGTGTTTGCGCAGCGATGATGAAATACTCGGATGGCGCATCGTGCGAATGCCTTTTTCCGCAATTTGTATTGCGCGATTGTCGCTAACACCAATAGCAGCCCCAACTTCGACCCATGTCTTTCCTTCGGCTCTCAATTCAATCACCTTGCGTGTGCGAGGAACCAACATTTCAAGCGCATCGCTAACCGCCACACGAGTCTGTTCCGTATCAAGCAGGTCATAAGGATCTGTTGACTCACTTGACATCAGTGCAAACACTTGCTCTGCAGACACGTCGCGCTCAGTTTTGTTCGTCGCCAGCGCCTCGCATTGCGCCTCTGAAAACAGCGCGTCGAACGGCTCGCAAAGGAAATCCATAATCGCTTCGACCATTGGCCTTACATTCCCGCGCTTATCCAATGGCGATGCCGTCATGTTCAGGAGGTCGTTAACCTGCGAGTACTGGACGCCCGCAGCGGCGCTGAATTTCGGGATAGACTGATAGCCGGCATTACTTATGGCGCGAAGTAGCCGGGCATTTCTGACCTTTACCGTCACGCGGTAGTCGCTCATTCCTTCGCCTCCCAGCAGTGGCATCGTGTGCCGGCTTCCGGCGGCATAATTTCGCGGCTATCAACCATCACGGCATCAGGCACGGGAGCAACACAGAACCCATACTCCGGATTGTCGCCAATGAAATCCGCGCCGCCTGCGTCGTAGTGCTTACACGTCCCGCACCGCTGATCCTGATCGCTCATAACTCCCCCATTTTGTCGAGTTCGTACAGCGTCCTGAAAACCCCTTCGGCCAGCGCGAGTTTCACATCATTGCGCGTGTAGTTCGGTGGTGGCCGCTGCCTGCCATCGGCGATTGAATGGCAATGGTCACAGCACCAGGCTGCGAAAATGTCGGGAGGCTTCATTCCCATTCCGCAGATGCCTGACATTCGGTAGTGGGCCAGCACGACGGTTTCGCAATTACCAGAGCAACCCGGCATTCTGACCATGCACGGCTTGCCTCGGGCTAGTTTGCGTAGGTCGGTCATCGCGATCCAACCCTATATCCGCCAGCAACAACGCACACCAGCGCCAAGGCAAACAGAAACCCATCGGTTCGCGGCATGTCGTTAGCGCCCGCAACTGCTGACGCGAAGCAAAGAACGATTGCCGATATGACGTATGCAGCAAACTGCTTACTCACTTCGCCCTACTCCCGTCCGCTACCCATTTGCTTTCGACCTCTGCGCGATGCTCCGCGCATCCCCAAAACTTGCCAAATCCCCAATGCGCCATTTTGCCACAAACGTCGCAACTGGCGATTACTTTTCCTTGGCGCAGAACGGCTGGCATTACCTACGCGCCCCTTTCCTCCGATTACTCTGCACCACATCCGGCCGCTTGCTCAACTCGGCCCAAGTGCGCCACCCAAGCCGCACCCGATTGCTGACCGTCGCGCGCGATACCAGCGGGCAGCGGGCCACAATCTCGTCGAGCGTTACCTTGTCGCCGTCTACCGTGTACTGATAATCCTTGCTCATGCCGCGATCCTAGTTGGCTGCAACCGATGCAACAGTTCCCATTCGATCAATTCCGCCTTGCAATTCGCCGGCCACGTTCCGATAACCGATTCCGGCATGTGCAACAGAATCCGCGCCGCTGCCCGATTGTGCGGCCATGTGAGCCAGCAGACGTTATGCTGATCGACTGCGACCATGACCGAGCCGCATTCGTTGGCGTAGTTCGCGCAGGACTTCGCAACCTCGGACGCGGAGCCCAGGCTGATTCGACCGATGCGACGCGGGAATGCGGACGATGCGCCGTCGCGGGTTGGGGTCATGCCGCAACCCTCGCCGGATTATGCTCAGGATTCCCCGCACCAATTCCGCGCCGCTCGCGCAACTGCGAAACCGCGGTACGTGTGCGCTTGATCGTCAGGCCGATAACGCGGTCAGAGTAACCCTTGGCTGCCATGTGCTTGACCTGTGCGATTTCCGTTGATCGCCACGGCCGGCGCATGGCCTGCGCGTCGAACTTGTAGACGGCGCTACCGATGGCCTTCTGGCTGCGGCTCAACTGGCGCGCGATCTCGGCATAGGCCACGCCTTCGCGGCGCAGTTTCTTCAACTCGGCGATTTCGCGCGGGGTCCATTCGCGTTGGGATTTGATCCGGTTCATGCTGCGCGCTCCGCACATTCGCCAGTCAGCGCTGCATAAGCGCACATGTCCACGTAATCGTCGGCATTGTGCCGCCGCCCGGAGTCGCGGCCCGCGCCGCCTTCAGCGCTACCATGAACAACCACCCGTCGCGCTCGCTAAGTCTGTGCCCGGTCAGCGCGTTAAATGCCGCGACCGTCCGCGCCATTGACCGTTCACCGTCCGGCTGATCGCGCGATGCCGCGCGGTCGCCAATGCAGATTTCTGCTGTGTGCAGGATTTCGGTGGCGTCCATGCTCATGCCTTCAATTCCTTCCGCACCGACTGCACCAGATCAATCGCCTGCTCTCGCGACCTGACCGTGTAATGACTGCCGCGCCATTCGGCATAGAACCGCACCTGTTCAGGCGTATGGCTGCCGTCTGGCGTCTTCACCTCGACCAGCGTGGTTACTCCGGCGATTCCGACAACCAGATCGGGAAAGCCATTCCCGACGTCTGCGGTGTCGGCAACCGAGCAGCCGAGCGATGCGAACGTGTCTTTGATTTCTTGGTGATTGGCGTCGCGGCGGCCGTGTTTCATCGCAGCCGCACTCCCATCCGGCGCTGCATCGGTGCCAGGACTGTCAATGCACCCCACTGCGGCAACCGAACGGCATTCAGTCGCGCGGCGTAGCAGGATTTGTGGACTGGGCGCATTACGGCTTGGTCGTGGCATGTTGCGCGGGTCAATTCCTGCCCGCAGTGGTGACAAATTCTCATCGCGGCTTGAACCCCTTTTTAGGCGCGGCTTGCGCGCTCTGTTCAATAGGCCATTCGCCGTAGTAGTCGGCAAATGTGATCTGTTCGCCGCGGAATATCGCCGGCACTACACCGGGCGCGCCGTGGCGTTGCTTGGCTATGTTGATTTCTGCGATGTCGCCATACGGGGATGTGCGACCCTCAAGCTCGGCGTAATACTTGTCTCGGTACAACATCAGGATTACGTCTGCGTCCTGCTCGATCTGGCCTGCGTCGCGAAGGTCCGACAGCATCGGCCGCTTGTTCGCCCGTTCTTCGCATTTGCGCGACAACTGGCACAGAAGAACCACCGGAATCCCCAGCTCTTTGCCGAGCCGCTTGAATCCTCGCGTGACCATGCCGACTGAAATATCGTTGCGCTCAGCCTTGGGCATGTCGATCAGCCCAAGGTAATCGACGACGAGCATCGCCAGCTTCGACTTTGCATTCAGCCTCCGCGCCTCGCTCGAAATCGCCGGAAACGAAAGCGCCGCTTGATCGCAGATGTGGATCGGCAACTTGAGCTTGACCATGCCAGCCGTCACTTGCGACCAGTCGCCATCAAGGCCGGACGGGTCGCGAACGTGTTGATACGAGTAGTTCCCGCAGCGGGCCATCATCATTCCGGCCAGTTCATGCCGGCTCATTTCGAGCGAGATGAACCCAACAGAGCCGTGATCCGCGGCAGCGATGGCGCAATCGCGAGCAAATGCGGTCTTGCCGCTACCAGGGCGGCCGGCCACGATGATCAAATGCCCGTGACCAAACCCGCCGCCCATCTTGCGGTTCAGCGCAACCAGTGGGCCAGGCGTGACAGGCGGCTTGATGCCGTCGTCACGCTCGCACATCTGCGCGTAGACCTCAGCCATCGCGCTGACGAGCGTTACGCTTTGCGTGCGTTGTTTGCATTGGACGCCAGCCAGCATGGCTAGGGCTTCGTCCATCGCAGTTTCGCCACTTGACTCGATGACAGACAGCGCCCGACCAATCGAACGCAACTGGCGGCGAATGGATGCGCCGCGGACGATCTCAGCGTAGGCGTCGGCGGATGCGGAGCCCGGCGTGTTGTTACAGACCTCCAGCACGTAGCCGAGTCCGCCGACTTCCAGATTCCGGCGTTCGGCAATCTCGCCGATGGTCACGGCATCGACTGGCGCGTCGGTCTCGATCAGCTCGGCCAGCAGCAGCCATAGCGCCCGATGCTCCGGCGAAGTGAAGTCATCCGGCCCGATGATCGCGGCGCACCGATGGTAGGCGCGCGAGTCGAGCATGATCGCGCCAAGAACGGATTGCTCGGCGGCGTGACTCATGGCGACACCCGGCTAAGCGCGTCGTCGATGACCTTCTCGACCACTTCTGGCCGCGTCAGGTACTCGAAATCAGGGCGCCAGTTCGCATGCCCGTTGACATATGGGCCTCGACCAGACTTGAAGTCGTCGCGCTGAACTTCCTCGAAATACTGCTGCCAGAACTCGGTGGTGATGGTCGGCGCCCCATACAGTCGCTCGCATGCCATCGCGGCCAACTTGACCGTGCGCTTCACCTGCGCCTTGCGCTTGTCGCTGCACATCGTGACGGCGGACAGCAAGCCGCCAGCCTTGACCGATAGCGTCGAGTTGAACGCAGCGATTGCCTGCTCGGTGACTGTTGTCAGGCGGTCAGACTTTTTCGTCTTGTCGGCATCGCCGACGGTGGCGTTAGCCACAACGCTTTTGCTTTTTAAGTCTGTGTCTAAGTCTGTGTGCGCTACATCGGCGACACTTTCGACAGTCGGCGACACATTGCTACAGCCCGCTACACCTTGCGACACATTGCTACGTGCTGCCGCTCTCTTGCTGCGCATGCGCTCCCGGTCGGCTTCGTTCTTTTCTTCCCTCGTCTGCATCGCCCGGTACTTCGCGAAGTTTACGAGGAACCATCCCCAGTCGCGATGCGCGTCAAGGCGAGCTATGCGCCGGCCTTCCATCTCAGGCGTTCTTGACCCTGCGTCCGGGGCTTCCAGGACGGCAATTCCAGCGGCCAATATCTCAAGCGGGATGCCCGTGATTCTTGCCATCGCGCCTGGCGTCATGTCGACGACGCCCTGACTATCGGCAAGAATCAGCATTTGCTGAAACGTGACCATAGCCTGCCAGTTGTCGGCAAGCGTCCCGTCATAGATTGACCTGAAAACCTTTGTGTACATCAGGCGATTCGCCAAGGAAGCGGTGGCAACCCCAGCACCCGCCGACACTTCGCCATCTCGCGAGCAGCCACCTTGGTCGGACGATTGCGCCGGAGCGGCGGCTTTGTGTTGAGCTTTTTCATGCGAACCCCCACAAGGAAGCGCCACCGCACAGGTGAGAATCCCAGGAACACGCGCATTGCGCTGCGTTAAGAGGGACTGCGGGTGGCGCTTGCTGGTATTGGCTCATCGGGTTCCTAACAATCAAGGCTTCTCACGGCCTGCACCGCACACTCTACTCCCTTCCGTCCGCGCGTCAAGCTCAGAACGGCAAACCATGCACCCATTCCCGCTGCCCTGACTCGCCAAGCAACTCAGCCAGTCGGGCCGCAAACTTGCGCTTGATCTTCGGGTCTTTTGACTGCGCGTAGATGCGAGCGTAGGCGATCTCGTCGGCTAGCTCGGCGTCGGGCATTGCTTGGAATGGGCGGTCGGGGACGCTATGGATGACAGTCATCGTCGCCGTCGAAGTAAGTGGAATCGAAGTGCGAGCATATCGCTACGCCAATGACTGCGGCCATGATTGTCAGGGCGGCCACGAGTGCGGCCAGGTACGCCAGCGTGCTCACTTTGATTTCCCCTTCCGCTTGACCCCAAACACATCAGGCCGCAGCAAGCGCAGGAACCGCTCCTGTACGCGCGGGATGCCTTTGTGGCGCCACTCTGAAACGGACTGCGGCTTGATCTCGCATAGCTTCGAGACCTGCACCGTTCCGCCTAGCTTATCGATGATGTCGGATGCGTTCATGCCGCCATGCTATGCGCGAGACTTTCGGCGGTCAAGCAAAAAGCTTCGGGTTGCCTACAAAAAGTAGTTGACTTGGTGTGTAGGCTAGCCGATAGTGAACGTCACTTTGACGAGGGGATGTTATGAGCTACGCGGATTTCATCAGTCGCAAGCTGTCCACGGTTCCGGCGACTGGAATCGTCGGCGCATTCGACTTGCCCGATTCACTGTTCCCGCATCAATCGGCGCTCACGAAGTGGGCGGCGAAGCGCGGACGCGCGGCGATCTTCGCTGATACCGGGCTCGGCAAGATGCGCATGGAACTGGTCTGGGCAGACCTTGTGCGCAAGTACACCAGCATGCCGGTGATGATCCATACGCCGCTGGCTGTCGCGCAGCAACTGGCCGCGGAAGGACGCAAGATCGGAATTGAAACGACTGTATGCCGCGAGCAATCCGACGTGACGGATGGCATCAACATCATCAACTATGACCGCCTGCACAAGATCGATACTTCGGTCTTTGGTGGCGTTGTCCTGGACGAATCCGGCTGCATCAAGCATTCGTCGTCGCGCACGTTCCAGATGCTCACGGATGCCTACCGAACTACTCCGTTCAAGCTCCCGGCGACTGCGACGCCAGCTCCGAACGACTGGACC